ACTTGTATAAAATTTGTTCCTGTACTTGGAAATCCTGTCGTACTTGCTACGTTAATTGTAGTTCCTGATCCACCTGTTCCAAATGCATTGTCTCCTAAACCAGGAGCAGTTAATGTTGTTGTCTGTGGATTTGTAACTGTACCACCCCACTGTGATATACCATAACCAAAAACCCCAACTTGTTCAGCAGGTCCAACGTGGTAGTATTGAAAATAAGTTATGCCTCCGGAATTTGTTGCTCCACTACCTGTTTCATTACTAGGCATTGTAATAGTGATAGTGGTAGAATCAATTACAGAAGTTACCATAAATTTTTTATCACAAAAATCTGCAGATCCAAAGTTAGAACCTGTAATAGCTGTAAAAGTAGATACGTCACCAAATAAAATAATATCTCCTGCTTGAAAATTATGTGAGGCAGCAAATGAAATAGTTACTGTTGGGTCTCCATTACTCGTGCTAAACGCATTTGTAATAGCCGTACCCGATGGATTAGTTAAAGGATGTATGTCATAGTATACACCTCCAGAATATACGTATAGTATTCTGTTAGTGCCTATGATGGCATATTTAATACCATCTTTATTTACCATGTGATGCAAACCTCTAGCTGCACCAGTTAATTTACTGTCACCTAATTGGTTCCAACCACCTATTTTTTCTGGTGTACCATATCTAAAACGTACATTTTCACCTCCTGTCCACTGTGATTCAGCGCCTGTTGGTGTAACTTGTTTGTTGAAACCTGGTAAAAAGCCTAATTTTTGTAGCATATAACCTCATTATATATAATTTTTCTTATATACTATTGAATTATATATTCAACCCATCTATTCTATGAAGCTTAACCAGCCTGTTATTATGTATTTTTCTTTATTTAATGAGATAACACCTCTATGGGTATGGGTAAAATCAGTAGGCCAAATTAATGTTTTACCTTTTTCAGCTGTAGCTTTAAATTTTTGAAATTTAAATTCTGTTCCTGCTTCTTCTACTGTGTTTAAATAAGTCATAAATGCTAAAACTCTATGCATCACTGCTCCACCTGCTCTCTCACAATGCCATTTATTAAAACCTTCTCCTGGTTTATAATATTGAATAACACAAGTATCTTTATATTTATTGGTAATCCCAAATTTATTTAATTCTAAATCATAAAATTTTTCGTATGCAGTTAAACATTTTTGTAATTCAGTTGCATAAATTTTTAAAGCCGGGTCATCTGGTTGCATACATAAATCAGTACTTATTTTATGTGGATGGTAGTCCCTATTATGTTCGTCTTTTCGTTTTTTAAATTCTTCAAGAAGACTATCACATACACTGTCTTTTATTTTATACTGACCTATAAATGATTCGTGATGCATTTTATTCTTTACGATCAGGATCAATATATATGTTTCCAGATATAGTTATTCTATAGTCATCACTTGTATAAAAAGGATATACTGAATGTCTTAATCTTGATGGAAAAAATATAATCTGACCTTCGTGTTCTTTTTTTAACGCAAAGTGACAACTTTGAATTCCTCCTAATACATGAGTAGTATGAAAAGATAGACAAGAAGTAACATTTTGATTAGCTTTTTTACCCGGTGAAAGTTCGAATTCTTTTTCATAATCGTAGGGAATTTTAACAATAATAACCCAACTAAATAAACCATCATGATAATGTATAGGATTAAACTCATATTTTTTCATATAGTTAACCCACAAACTATTTACTACAAAACCTCTATCACTAGTTAATATTTGATATTCTTCTAGTGCTCTTTCAAATACTGGTTTAAAAGTTAAACGAACTAAATAATTATGTAATTCAGGAGTAAGTAAATTATATATATTATATTCTTCTCTTATATTGCCAGCTAATGAAGAATTATGAGGCACAAAACTTTTTGTATTAATATTATCTTTTAAATAAGAAAAAAGATTATCTGGCATTTTTTCTACATAAATACCTAATTTATCATGGTTGTTTTTATCAAAAAGATCTCGTGTAAAAAAACTAGACATTATAATTCCTTAGTTCTGACGGTAAACCTAACATTGGTCTGTTATCATATTTGTGATTGTCTTTGTCATTTTTTTTATTGTAGTGTAAAAAAACTTGACCACATACACTACCAGTAAATTTTTCTCGCCAATGTTCTAAATCACATCCACTATAAATTAAAATATCTCCAGGTCCTAAGTCTATTTGCACTCCTGGTTTATTTTCTTCACCAGAGGGTTCTAAAAATATAGGCCAATCGTCTCCACCTAAATTCATAGTAGCCGATATCTCACAACTTTTTCGATCTTTATGTCTAACTAATTCATCGCCTGTTTTATACAACCTAGTATAAGAATATGTTTCAATTAAATCTATACCACATTGTTTTTCTACCATCGGTTTTATGTGTGATAATAAATTATCCATCGCTATGTCTCCATACATTGAAAAAGTATTTGGTGCTTGAGGATCGTCAAACCAACCTTGCGTAGTATCAAAAGGAGATAAATATCTTATTTCTTTTAAAAAAGTAGTAGATTCTTTTTTTAATTTTAAATAATTAAAAAGAAAAGCACTTAACTCTAAACCAATTACATTTTTAATTACTTCATATTTATTTGTATTAAAGCTCATTTAAATTTATCTCCTACTGCCCAAGCAACTAGTGAATATCTTTCACCTTTAGTTACAGGCGTAACTCTATGATATAAATAAGAAGGAAAAAATATAATAGTTCCTTTTTTATATATCTCTTTACATACCCAAGTTTTATATTCACCGTCAACAATCCAACAAAATTCTAAGTCACCTCCTTCAAAATCTTCTTTATTGGATAAAGGTATAATACAAGATATCTTTCTTATTTTACCGTTTAAAGATTCTATCTTTTGGTCTTTATATACTTCTTGATGTGAATCTTGATGCCAACCATAAAAAGATTTATTAGAATCATAGTATGTAAATTGACTTGGTTCTAATTCATTTAATTGATAGTTCCAACCTGAATTTTGATTTGCTTCTTTCATAAATCCTGACAATTGCCTATTAATCCAAAATTCATTAAAGAATGTTGTTTTTGATTTTCGTTTTTTAAATAACTCTTCTTTTGATATTTTGTCTTCGTCAAGACCTATGTGTGCATCTACAAGATCTTGCTGTTTACCGTACTTTAAAAGATCTTCTATAAATTTAAGACTTAAATTATCGAACCACCAGTATTTATGTTTTTCATTCATAGATCATATTTCCCGATATAATTAATCTTTTATCATCTTTATTTGGTGTAACACCATGTGGTAAAAAAGAATTAAAGAAAAGTATTTTTCCTCTTTTAGGTTTAAATCGCAAAGGGGTAAAATTTCTGTAGAATATGTGAGGGTATCCTAATGGATAAAAAAATGTATCACTAGAATTTTCTGTACAGTCTACATATATAATAAAACTATATTCATTATCTTGTGTTCCATGAGTATGAATATCATGAAAGTCATCTTGATTATATTTTTGTAACCAATATTTTTTTAAAATATGGTGTTTATAATTATTTCTATATCTAACTTCTTCAAAAACTTCTTGATATCTATTAATGATAGCTAAACATTTGTCATCATTAAAATTTACGTGAGAGTTATAGTTTGTAAGAACAATGTCATTATCTTTTAATTTTTTAAGTGGTATGTTTTTTATATAATCTATTTCTTCTTGAGAAATATTTTTATCGTCCGCTAGTATGTATTGTCTGTAAGTTGTTATTTCCATAAGTTAAAGCCAGTTAATGTTTAACAGAACTCTTAGTTTAGTATCAGTTTGTGTTACACCTCTATGTTTTTTTAAACCATCAAATGTAATACATCTATTAGAAATAGATTCAACTTTAGTATTATCTTCAAATTCAGTGTATCCATTATTTGTGTTTAAAAACAAGATAGCAGTTTTGTGAGGCACATTAAAATCAGTATGAAAACTTCCTTTTTGTATTTGTTGATTTATTGTATAATAAACTGCTCTTACTCTTAAAAGAGTTTTAACCTCTAATTTATCAACTATAGATTGAATGTGTGTTGAATACCAATCACTATTAGGTCGACCATCATAGAATGTGTGTTGAAAACAAAAAGTATCATCGTCTACATTATTCTTATTATCTATAGACAAATATACAGGAAACATAGGTTCTAACAATGTAACTCTTTTTAATTTTACAAACTCTTCGTGATCTAAAAAATTTTCTTTTATTAAAGTTTTCATTGTAATGGTAACTCTCCTACATAATCATTAGGATTAATAGTTCCTTTTAAAAAAGTATTAAACGATATTGAAACTCTCGTTATAGAAGATAAATTTTTATTTACTCTATGACGCGTAGTAGAGGGAAACAAAATTAATCTATTGTTTTTTGCGTTTATAAAAGAACCCAAATTATTTTCATTGGTAAATTCTTTTCTTTTCCAATTTAAAGTCCATAAATTTGGATTAGGATGTGAGAATTCAATACCAGGTGTTTCTTCATTTGTTTCAATATAATAGACTCCTGAAATAATACTATTAGTATGATGATGTATAGGAAGCTTTTTTTGAGGAGGCAAGAAATTAACCCACGAATTAGTAATATATAATTCTTGCTCACAACTCATAATCTGATTCTTATAGGCGTTAAGACAAGTTTGTATTTCCTCTTGCAACCTTTTTAATTTTTCATTTTTTAAAATATATTTATCTAAAGAAGACACATTTTCTAAGTAAGCACCTTTTGCACTTGAAGCTGTGTTAACTATAGTAGATTTTTCTTCTTCACTTAAAGGTTTAAGATCTAAGATAGCAACTGGAGTTGGAAATAAGTTTAAGAGTTGAATTACCATTCTACTAAATTTTCCTTTATTTCTTTCATAATATGTTTTTTATAATTAAAACGATTATATATTTTATAAAAGTATTCCATAGGTCTAAATTTTTTTACAGTGCTTTCTTTAATATTCCACACATATTGTGAGTAATCTAATATTTTTGTAGTAAACATAAATCTTTTAAAAATTATTTTTCTTTTAGTGTGAAATCTTAAATAATAAAAAGGATCACCTTCTTCTACATTAAATTCTTTAAATTGTTTATTTAAGTGAAAAGCAAAATCAAGTGATCTAAAATATTTTCCTATATCTATTTGACCAGGAATAGTAATACATCTTTGAGTATAGGAATTGTTATCAAACCAAGGATGTTCTAAAGACATAGTTAGACTTTCTTCTTCAGTGCAAAATAACATAAAAGGTCTTAAACTAAATAACTGTGAGGGAATAGATCTTACTAAAACATGAGTATCAAAAAATAATTGATCATAAAGTTCACTTCTTACATCTCCATTATCTTTAATTGTAAAGTTGTATTTGTAAGGGGATTTAAGAACAAAAACATTGTTAGTAAAATCTAAAAAAGAAGGACAGGCTTTGTATCCATAATCTTTTATATTTTTACCTTTAAAAAAATGAGAAATTAGAGATACCGGTTCAACAAATCTAGCTGCTGCTTTACTTTCTAAATGGGAAATTCCCCAATAAACTATAATGTCTTTCATGCGTATATCTTATACACAAATATAAAATTAGTTAAAGAAAATTAATTATTAAATCCAGTCGCCAGCTTTAACAGCGTTATACACACCTTGTAGGTTCCACACACCTCTTATTGTAACAAATGGTGCTGCTGGTTCATGAACAACCACAAGACCAGATCCTCCGGTTCCTGAAGATGGTCCCGATCCCATTCCGCCTCCAGTGTTGTCAACTCCACTTGTGCTTGGTGAAGGTCCACCCCCACCTGATCCACCAGATCCAAAAGTTCCAGTGTTTGTAGTATTACGACCTCCGCCGCCACCACCAGCAAATGTGCTTGTAGTAGGAATAGTCCATGAGTGACCTGGGAAAGAAGGACCTACGTCCTTACCTGCTGCTCCCGGTGCTCCACCACTTGGCGTGCCCGTCCCTCCAGTTGATCCAGAAGCTCCTCCGCCTCCACCACCACCGTGAGATGGCCAGTGAGAATTAGTTGCTCCTCCGGCTCCTCCAAAACCTTTAGTTCCAGAATTTCCAGGTTGAACTGGTTGAGTTGCAGGTTCAGAAGGTTGGTCTCCGCCTCCTTCTCCTCCACTAGATCCACCTGCTACCGCCGGTGCTCCACCTTTTCCACCACCTTTAGCAGTTAAGGTTTCTCCAGGTTCAGCAAAAATTGAATCAGATCCAGAAGTTCTAGGTGAGTTTGTTCCTCCAGCTCCAATTGTTACTGGAAAAGCTGTTCCACCTGTTACAGGCATATTATCATATAATATAAGGCCGCCCGCGCCGCCTCCGCCTCCGCCTTGGCCATAATCAAACGTTCCACCTGCTCCCCCACCAGCGATAACTAAAACGTTAGCTTGTGTTGTGTGTTGTCCGAAAGCAAATGATGGATTAGTTGCTTTAATTTCTGTTGTCGCGGCTGCTTGAGTTCCAGTTCCGCCACCAGTAGTTCCTATATAACCGCCTTCTTTAGCCGACATAATCGTCCTCCCATGTATTGGTATTTGGATTCCAATACTTCGTTAAATCTTTTTCTTTGTTGTAACCTTTCCAAGTTACTTTTGGTTCATGCCAAGAAAATACTAAAGATACCTGTTCTCCGTCTACTTCTATAACTTCCACTGTTGGTCTTGCAACTGGTGGATCATATTCTAAAGTAGTGTCATTCCATATCCATGAATCATATTCTCTTGGAGGTATAAATGCATCTAAACTTTCATCGTATATTGCACCGATACCAGCAAATCTAAATCTTTTAGCTTTACTTTGGTCTGCAGATTCTGCTCTTTCTCCTTGACCATTATCAGGTTCAAGATGTTTACCGTAAGAAGTATTGATAGAAGTTTGTTTCCATTTTACTCCAGGCTGACCTGAAGGCGATTGTTCTGCAGTAGTGAAAGGAGTACCGCTATCAACTATCCATTGTTCAGATTCAGCAGTATAATCTCCGCCATTGTTTTCTATATCTTGATCGTAGAATTTTAAAACTCTTAGAACTTTGTTATCTTTATCTAGTTCAGCAAAGTAAGCCACGTTGTACCTCCTATGCGTCGTCTAATTCTTCGTAACTGATTGTAATAACCGCGTCTGAGTTAGCACCTGCACCAGCTTCGATGTTATCACCTTCTTGTAAATAAAGGCCGTTGTTTTTATCTATTACAACAATTGATGAGTCTGCAGGTAAAGCAACTGTGCTTGCTAATGCTAAAGGTGATCCACCTGATTTAGTTATGAAAACAGATATATCTACATTATTTGTTCCGTCAATGTTAGCGACAATGATACTGTTAATTTTAATTAATTTATCAGAAGGACAAGCTAAAATTTCTGTAGTTAAAGTTGTAGTTAAAGTCGCTTGAACCGACTTACCTAGAATGGATGTTACATTTACTATATTTGGGTTTGCCATAATTTATTTCCTCGTTTCTTTTTAACCGAATATCATTGCCATTGCAATAGATTTTCCTGTTGATATACCAAAAGTTGATGTATCTGTAAACCCTAGAGTTCCTGATCCATCTGTTGTTACTAAAGCGTGAGAAGTAGCACCTACAGCTGCTGGTAATGTTAATGTGTAAGAACCACTAACTGTTGCTGGAGCATCTATCCCTACAAATGCTGAATTATCAGCATCTTGAAATTTAATTGGATTATTATTTGTTAAAGCAATTTCTGAAGAATTACCTAAAATATCAACAATGTTTGGATTTGTAGCATCAGGACTAGCTGATGCATAAACAATTTTAATTCCTTTATCTGTAGTTGAAAAAGTTGCGCTACTTCCTGAACCCGTAGCATATTTAAATTCAACTGTAAAAGCTCCAGAAGTAGAATTTTTTAAAATATAAAAAGTTTCTACATCGTTTGGAATTGTTATTTGTCTGTTTCCAGTAATTGTTCCTGTAAATTCTATAATTCTTTGTTGAGCTGTTCCAGTAGTATTTCCATCTACTATAGTTAAGGCTTGACTGCCGGCACTACCAGCAATGTCTACAGTGGCAAAACCACCTGTTAATTGTTCTATAAGACTTAGATTGGCGTTAGTTTTTGTTCCCCATGTACCGGCATTTTCACCAGTTTGCATTAATTCTATACCAAGATCTGTGTATGTTGAAGCCATGATTAATTCTCCTAATTGTTGTTATTTATATAGTTTATTAAGTTTTAAGTCAAACATAATTATGCAGGTGTTTTTCTAGTATATCCGGTGCTAACTTTCGGTGTTAATCTACGATAATATTTTAATATTAATTCTGCGTCATTTACAGTGGTTGTAGCAGTTAATCCAGTTAAGGATACAGTAGAAAGTTGAGTAGTTGTNACAGTTCCAAGAGAACTACTTAATGAGAAAGCAGGTGCAGTAAGCTCTACTANTTGANCTGTTTNAANTNNTCCTAATGTTGTAGAAAGAGATAAGCCTGTTAAGCTAATAACTGGCTCAGATGTAATAGTTACACTACCTACTGATGTAGTAGAAGATAAACCTGATAATCCTAAAGTTTGGTCAGGCGGATCTAATGTTCCAAGTGAAGTATTAGCAACTAATTGACCAAGACCTACTGAATGATCATCAAGAACAAACAATCCATGCGAAGCTGTTGCTGATAAACCAGAAAGTGTAAATGTTGCATCAGTAGTAATTGGAGGAAGAGAGTTAAGACTAGCTGTTGCCGATAAACCTGTTAATCCAATAGCATCAGCTACTTCAACGTCACCTAAACTAGTTGTTGCAGATAAACCTGTTAAAGTAAATGTGTGACTTTGAACATCACCCCAACTGTTTGCACCCCAAGAAGAGGTTCCCCAACCAGGGAAAGAAGTAACATTTTCACTAGGTANATTTACAGTTGCTGTTAAAGAAAAAGCAGGAAGTGGTATAATACTTTCAGCACCACCCCAACCTTCAGCTCCCCAGCCATCTGCACCCCAACCTATTTCATTAAATGCTTCTAGTGTTCCAACAGAAGCAGTTGCTGATAAAGCTGGTAAAACTTCTATAGCTTCATCTTGATTTCCCCAACTATTTTGACCCCATTGTAAAACTCCCCATGTGTCGTCTTCAACGGTATTTGCAGCTCCACCCATTCCTGAGTGATTAGTACAATAATAATAAAGTTGAGGAGCAGAAGCTGCTACTTCTATTTGAACATAAGCTCCTGCTTGTCCAGGAGTTCCGCTAGCAGTGACACCAGTAGTATACTGCGTCCCACCTGAATGTGATCCATCGCTTGTGGTAGAAAATCTTAATGGGTGAGTGCCTCCAGTCCCATTAGAAGAATCAGATTGATCAAATTTATATGTAAAACCTTCTGCAAGAACAACTGTATCTTGTTGTACGCCGTCAATAAAATATTTATTACCGCCACCAGTTGACTGAACTGTAACTGTAAATGTTCGAATTAACGACATAAGGATTTACTCCCTATGCTATCTGGATAATAGCGTTACCTGCTGTTTGAGCTGGAAATTGTATTGTAAAAGTTCCGCTGGTTACAGTTTTATCTGAACCAAAATTAATAGCGCAGACTGATCTATTAGTTGTGAATCCTGTAACAGCTGTTGTGTTATAAATCAAACATCCTCTTGCTGTAAAAGAAGCAGAGGTAAAACTTGTAGTGTCAAATTTTACACAAGCTGTATCACCAGATAAAACTGGGTCAGCTGTTGCTGCTAAAGTATTTCCACCTGATGGATAACCAGAAGCTGTTGTAGTCACTTCATAAGTGTTTGTTGGATTAGCCGTAGCATCTGATGGTGCAGTGTATTGTGTTGTTGATTTATTTAATGTTGCTGAGTCACTTGAATATAAAGCTAATTTAAAAGTGTTGCCTGTAGGTGCTCCACTTGAATCATTAAAATTATGGCCCCCTTGTAGGATTTCTACTTTAAATGAATTACATATTGCCGATGTTATTGTCATAAATTTTCTCCTAATTATTGAGGCGCTGACTCGATTGGTATTCTTATTGTTCCATCCGTGTAATCGTCTCGTCTTCGTCTTCCAATTTGCATTGCTGCAAATTTAGTTAGTTCAGTTTTATACTTATTTTCATATAGTGTCAACATATCAGTTGGACCTTTTAAAAAAGAATATGCCTCTACCAAACAGGCATATAATAGACCTTGTGGAAAATAATTACTAATATAAGTTCCGCCAGTATTTGTTTCTAAACCTCCTGGCATAGCATTATAGTGAATAATAAATTGATAATTTTCATCAGGAGTGGGAGCAATATAAATAGCTCCAGATGTAGCAGAGCTAGTTCCAGTTGTAGCGCCTCCAAACATAGCATAATATTTAGGTAAACCAGTTACATCTTGGTTTGTTTGTCCTCCAGAATTTCCAGTTAATTCTCCTACATATTCTTGAATAAAAGTTTGATCACGTCTTTCTAACCAAACTCCTTGACCTGTAGTAGATGTTGTTGAATTAAACACTTGAATACCTCTTACGAATAACAATTTCGTAGGCATTGTAATACTATTATTATCTTTAGCAAATTGTGATTGATCTTGGAATCTATCAGAATCCATAGGACAATCTAAATTAATTCTAAATTCTGCATTTTCAATAAATCTATTTAATATAGCATTAGTAAAAACATTACTGTCTACTTCAGTATAATTTCTAATATCTGTTTGTAAGTTTGATAAATTATATCCAGCCATATCTAACCTCTATCATTAACGGGTCCAATTGTACATTGAAAACCGCCTCCTGTTTCAGCGCTTGTAGCATTAGATACTAAAGGCACAGTTATAGAATTATACAAAGTTCTTGTAGCAGGTTGGGCTCCTGTAGTTTCTGTGGTTGCAATTGCAGTTGCTAAATAAGAACCAAATACTTTTGCTCCATTAGCATGAGATCCAGCTGTTGTATTTGATGGTGTTATTCCTCTAAACGGAGCAGCTGTTCCACGTGTGCAACCTGTTAAATTATTTCCAGCTTTACCTGCATATTGAATAGTTTCATTTTCAAATGCCCCACTTGTGTCATTTACTTTTTCAATGACTATGAAACCAGATGTTGGAAAAGCAGTAGCATCGTCTAAAATAATTGTAGTAGCAGTATCACTAATTGCACCATTTAACGTTGCTGATAATTCTAAAGTAGATATTGCAACACCACCTACTGTTGATTTAACAGCTTGAAATCTAACATGNGTTGTTCCTTCATTTATTTGATTTGATGGATACGAAACACTTAAAGTTGGTGAACCTGCTGTTGTAGTAAATGGATTATTAGGTAAAATATCTTGAACTGGAAACTCAACTCTTGCA